CTTTGGTGTGACTTCAACTGCGCCAGTGGCATAGGTAATGGTGCCTTGCACTTGACCACGGCTATTCACTAGATTGCCCATAGTTGCATTCACCGGTACATCTGTCAGGGTTACGGATCCTGTAATCCCCTCACTGCTTTGAAGTGGAATTTTTAACTCAACACTATTTGGCTGAATTGCCGGTCCTGTACCAATGGTAAAGGTCAGCTTTTGATTTGCTGGGGTAACATCCATCTTGGTTTGTTCAAGTGAGGATCCATAGTTATAAATCACCGAAAAGACTGTGCCTTTCTGTGGCAGCTTGTTTGGAATGATCTTGCCAATACCGGTTGCATAGTTAATTTCACCTGTAGCATCACCAGTAAACTTACCCTGCGCATTAGAGGTTGCCGTTTTCTCTTCGCCTTCAAGCATCCAGCTAATAGTTATGCCCGGCAACACACCTGGTCGGCCTAAATCAAAATCAAATGCAGCTTTTTCCACACTTAAATTTGATCGTACGAAGGTGACAATTGGTGTACCCCAGTTCAGCAGAATTGGTGTGTCTACATCTGGTAGTGCGCCAGTCGTTAATAACCATGAGCCAGTTTCATAATTGATCATGCCAGAACCAAAGGATGGGCTGGCAGCCTTTAACTGGCCTGAACCATCATCTTTAAGCTCATAGAACTTGCCCTGCGACATGTATGAAATCGAAAGTGCACCAGGTGCCGGAATTGGAATTAAAACTCCGGTCCAGTTGGTGCTCTGGTTATTCTGAGTCACTGGTATTGCATGACTCTGGTAATACTGATTCGGTGCAGCTGCTGGTTTAAAAGTAATATTCAAACTTACGGTTCCAGCCGGTGCTGCCGCAGTCCACTGAATCAAACCACGCTGGTAATCAATCGTACCAACCTGTGTACCTTGAGTATTCTTAAGTAATCCGCCCTGATCGGTAATCTGCTGTCCTTGTAAAGTAAAAGAAACACTGGAAGGAATCACTGCTGAGCCAATGTACAGGTTCTGATTCACCCCAATCACCATATTCGGGTAATTGACCGTGATGGTGCCTTCATTACCCGCTACCAGCACCACGCTTTCGCCAGCAGCATTCACATCAATAATTGGGGTTTCAGTCTGAGCAGACGGGATTAGTTGAGCAAAGATGCTTTTAGCATTGACCGTAAATTCTCCCACATTGGCATCAGATGCCAGCGCTGTAGATGAATAGTAAAGGCCGGTATCCGCAACAATCGTATCCCGAATGATGGTCTTGGATTTCTCACCGTTGTACCACTGGCGTGCTGAAAGGCCCACAAAGTCAACCTCAAGAGCATCATTCAAGGAATACGTAGCAACCTTGTACTCAACATTTTTACCATCGATGACCATAATGGCAGTACGGGTTTCAACCTTGGTAATACGCACGTACTGCTCACGCTCCAATACCTTGCCTTCATCACTGACCAGCACAATGGTATCGCCTACCGAAGACTCCACTTCCTGAGGAAACATAGCGACCTGGAGTGATGACATGCCCTGCCAATGGGTATCAAGTGGTGTGCCGGCAATCTGCCCGCCTTTGGCCAGATAATTTTCTACACGATTCTGGGCAGCCTGGCGCTCATCTGTCCAGTTTTTGGTACTGAAAAGCAATGCTGATACGTTTGGATCTTCTGGTAGCTCAGATACAAACACCGTTGCACCCATCAATAGATCAGTATCTGCTGTAGTGACGGCCGGAAAGACCTTGCGCATAGATACATCGCCCATAGTGCGATCCATCTCAGACACATCATTAAACAGGTTATTACTGATGCCATCCTGAACCACAACACCAGAATATTTACCACCGCCATCCGAGTTATCCGTCAAGCGTTCAGACTTGTAAATCACTAAATCTTTGGTTTCAATCGCCATCGTCTAACTCCGTAAAGCGCAAGGTCACGTTGTAATAATCATCCAGTGATACCGCTGGAATTCCTTTCACCGGTGCGGCTTCTAAAGCTCCGTCCTGGTGATTAAATTTGACGGTGAATTGCCGGTTGTCATGCGGCTGTTCAAACTGCAGTCTGAAATTTTCACCTTGCAGTTTTGACCATTCCAAAACAGTCCGCAGTTCGCGTAGCTTGATCCAGCCCATTTGTGGATCTGCTGGTTGTAAAGTGATTGGTCGGCCAGATTTCTTTTTGCCTTCCTGAATATGCAGAGTGCCATCCATGGCATAGGCCTGATTCTGTTCAATGGCCTTCCATGAAAATTCATCAGGCCATAAAAACCGTCCTCTAATGGGACGGTTTCGGATGTTGCTAAGCGAATAAGCTTCATGTTGATTTCGCCTGTATTTTTAATTGATTCACAAGTTCATTCATTAAAGATTCCTGTCCAGCAGGCCCGCTAAATTTCATCTGCTTACCATTGAAGTCAAAGTTATAGGTAACTTCCTTACTTGGTTGTCCTGTATCTCTAACTGAAGGTGCAGAAGGAATAGACGGCGCATAGTCACTCAGACTGGAACCAGTTGAAGCTACATTGATAGAACGAAGCAGCTCATTGATCTTGTTGGTTCCGTGTTGAGTGGTCAGACCATTCGCTGCTGCCCGATCAAATTCAGCATTAATCAGTGCTTTCATAGCTGGATTACCATCTTTACCCAGTCCTTGAGCCTTGGCATCTCGATCAGCCGCCAGAGCTTTGGACCATATATCACCAGCCAGTTTTTTAGCATCCTTATCGCTATAGCCTTTACTTTTCAGCTCGGAAAGCACTTCATCTCTGGTGTAGGAGTCATAGCCATAAATACCCTTGCTTAATGCATCACCTTGACGCTTCATTTCCTTATTGAAGTCACCTTTGGCCTTGTTGACTGCATCAGCCCAGGCTTCGGTAGAAGATTTGGCTTCTTCACGTGCGATCTGGCCAGCATGACGATATCCATCACCAATGCCGCGTGCTGAATCTCTGACGCGATGATTAGATTTTTCCCATTCGTCATTTGATTTGACAGCAGCTTTGCCAGTTTCATCTACTTGAACCTCCAGATCTAAAGCTGAGGCTTGAGATCTGGTAAAGCCATCTACGATACCGCCATTGGCCTGAATAGCCACATCAGCGTATTTCCTAAATGCCTGCTGAAGCTGATCAGTTGAAGCTTGACCACTCCTAAGCAAAACCTCGTATGCCGCCTTGTATTCACTAGCCATCAACTTGGCTTCATCGCGAGACCGTAAACCAAATACCGAGAATGCTTCATTTACTGAATTGACGCCTGCAGTCATCTCGTCAAGTTGGCGGTTGATATTGAACGCTTGGACTTCCACTTGCTGCAAAAGCCCATTAGCTACAGTCTCACCAAGCTCATTTTTAAGGCTGTTGATTTGATTCCGGATAGCACCAAGTTGCTGAATAGTCTCAGCTCCGTTGACTGCCTTGCTGATTGATTGGTTTAGTGCAAATGCGGTATCAAGACCTTGGCGCTTTAACTCATCAAGACTGCCAATAATGGTTTGAATATCATTTATTAGCGATCTTGATGCTGCTGATCCTTTTCCTTGCAACTGCTCAAAACTATATCCGGTACGCTCCACGGCCAAGATCATTGCTTGTTCAGCAATGAGTGCCATTTTTGCGCTTCAAAGAAGTCCCAGAAAAAGCAGCCTTTGCATTTGCCGAGAACACCACAAGATCTTCAGTTGCCATTGCAGCTTTAAGTGATACCTTGAGTTGTTCGGCAGTTATCTTTCCCTGCTGCTCAAGTGCTACCAAAGCTGTTATTGAATCATTAATGCCTTTTGTGGAATCAAATACCAAAGCATCTTGAAGTTTTTCAAGTGCATCAGCTGCTGACTCCCCCTTTTTAATTAACTCATCAAACGCTGTAATAAGCTTTTTCGATTCTTCTGTTAATTGGTAGGTCTTATCTCTAGCCTTTTCTGCAGCTGCTGCTTGTTCTGCCTTAATTTCTGCTGCCACTTTGGCTTGAGTTGCTTCAAGAAGCTGCTGCTTTTCTAATTTCTCAATAGCTTCGCCGTAGCCCATGGCTTTTGCGGCAGCTTCGCCCATCCACTCACCGAGCGGAGTAAGCATACCGACAACAGCAACACCCATCACACCAAGCGATGTAATAGCAATACCCAATGTTCCTAGACGGCCCACCAAGCCCATTAGGCTTGTACCAGCAGAAGCAGTAGCTGTTGCTGTTGATGTTGCTAATTGCCCTTTAGCCACTGCCGTGGATTTGGTTGCGTTAGCATTGGCTATTTGCGCCTGTGTATTAGCTACAACTGAAGTGGTTTCTTGAGTAATGGCTAATGATGCAGCCTTAACGCTATTCGCTTTATCCAAGAACATCAGGCCGATGTTTAAGGCCTTATATGCTACAAATGCCTGACCAGCCAACATTAACGTAGAGACAATCGTATCCAAGTTTTCAGCAACAAACTTAATGGCTTCCGCTACTTTTGCGCTTGCCCCTGTTGCAGCATCTGCTTCACCAATATAAACCGTCCACGCGGTCTTAAGATTTTCAATGGATGCGCCGATTGTTGTCGGAAATTTGGCGAATTCAGCGCTAATTGCTTCGCTTTGACTTAATAAAGCCTTGGTGACCACATCAGTTGTAAGCTTCCCCTCACCCGCCATTTCTCGCAATTTACCGGTAGTTACATCAAGCCCATCAGCCAGTGCTTGAGCCAATCGTGGTGATTGCTCCATCATGGAGTTGAATTCATCACCGCGAAGCACACCAGAACCTAATGCTTGGTTAAGTTGGGTAATCGCTGCTTCATTGGATGCAGCCGATCCACCCCCTACCTGAATGGCCTTGTTAATTGTTTCAGTTAATGCTAATGCCTGCTCTTGAGGCCATTTCATCTCCTGACCGATCTTGGTTAGTCGAGAATAGAGATCACCAGTTGCAGTTAGATTGGAGTTTGTTGCAATAGCAACATTTTTAACATCATCCATGGCCTTTTGAAGGTTGCCATGTTCGCCAATTGCAATTGACAGGCGGCCAGACAGATTCTTATATTCATCAGCAGTCTGAGCAATCTCCATTGCGGTAGTGCCGATGCCAAGCGCTGCCAAGGCTCCAGTTAAAGCATTGAAGCCCGTTTTTAATCCTTGTAACTCCCCTGATACGCCTTTCGACGATTGCTCAGTTTGTTGTAGTTCTTGTGAAGTTGCTTCTAATTCTTTATCAAGTTGCTTTACTTGTTGGGCGGTTTCTTGAGATTGATTGCCGAGCTGATCTACTTCTTTTGTAGCACTATTGGCATCACTTACTAGATTGGCTGAGCCATCCTTGAGTGCCGCAAATGCATCCTTTGCTGCTTTTTCCGACTGATGCATATTGGAAACAAAGGCTTTTGTCTCAGCATCCATCACCAGCTTAAATGTTAAATTTTTACCAGACATGCTGACCTCTAAATTTTAGGCAATAAAAAACCCGCCGAAGCGGGTTAATGTAGATATTTAAAAGCACGTATTAGTGCGTCGTTTTATCCACAAGATTTAGGCCATAGCGCATCCATAACTTGCGGAGTAAAAACAGAATTCTTGGAGTCACTCTCAATCATTATCGTGTCATTTACTGGATCGTAAATGTAACGAGAGTAACCAGTATATCCACCCATGCGGTTTTTGGAATTCACCTCACCACAGTTACCTTTCTGATTTCTAAATTTTGCAGAATCAGAATCAATTAACCGCTCCTTAACCTTCTGAGCAGCTAATTCAATTTGAGCCTGTTGTTTATCTTGTTCTGCTTTTTGTGCGGCTTCATTTTCTTTAATGCGGGTTAATTCAGCTTGAGCCTTTTTTTCTGCAGTAGATTTAGTGGCATTCTCTGCATCAATTTTTCCTGTTCTAATTTCTGCTGATGTAAAATTTCAGCCTGCTTTAATCTTTCAGCTGATGCCTTGTTGCTTTGGTGCATAAAATAAAGCATGCCAGATGCAAGAATAAGAAGCCCAACGAATAAATATTTCATCTAGCACCTCGCTTAAAGATTACGCCAGAGAATTTTAACAATTCTGTCTCGGCACAAGATGATGTTGTATTCCTGCAAATCAACACTTTTCACATATTCAGTTGCCGCACAATAAAGCTTTCCATCATCTAACACATAGAATCTAGGTTTGCTTACTTGAAGCTTATCTTTAAGTGCTTGGTGGCTATCCCCAATTTTTACCAGATCACCCGATGGTGTGCGAATGCTGGTAGTTGTCCTTTCTGCATACGTGAACCCCGACACCAAACATAAAGCTAATAATAATTTTTTCACACTAACCCCCTAAATAGTTATTTCCACATCATAACTTTAGGGTGCTACTTGATCAATCAGAAACCATTTCTTTCTTAAATGATTCAAAGCCTTTCTTATCAGCTTGAGCTACACGTCCAGCAACGGCGTTATTAAAGATTCCCTGTTTATACATCTTGTTCCCTGCCTTAACATAGCCTTGGAATGCACCGTAAGTCATTTCCATGATTTCGCTATGCTGATGACCCATTGATACCAAAAATTGGAATGAATCAAACCAGGTGGAGTCATCTTTCTTTTTAATGCCGCGTTTTGGCTTTTCGTATTTGAAATAAGTCTGATTGACCAGAAGTACTGCCTTAAGTAGCTCTTTAAATCCCTGTTCATCAGTAGCAAGTTCTACTAATGATTCATTGTCCAGATCGGTGACGCATGCCATGGTCGAAATGACTTGCACACCGTGAGCCTTGAATAACCCTGTCAAAATCTCATCTGAATGATTTTGGTCTTTGATGAAGTTCTTCAATACTTCAGCATGCATTGCCCAGGTGTCAAAGTCTTTCATCTGGATCTGACGCACTTCAATGTCATTGATTTTGATGCTGCGATTTGTTGCTAGGAAAAAATCATTCATGATGATGTCTCGATTTAAATTTTAGGCATTAAAAAAGCACCCGAAGGTGCTTTTCTTTTACCGTTGATAAAGGCTGAATTCTATAAAGTCCAACTACCACCTTGTCCCATCTCATACACGATGAAAATTAAGGCTACTACCATTAGAATGACAACAATGATTTCTGTTTTTGTTAGCATTTTCGGTGCTCCACTTTTCATTATTCATATGATAAGCAAAGCAAACAATTTATAACATAAAGATTACAAAAAATTATTGGATGTTACAAAGATTTAGAAGTTAGGGAAGTTTCTTCAGAGTGTAGCTACCTACTGAAGCATTCAAACATTTCGTTAAGCAACTCAACAAAAAGTTTCAACCGAAAAGCATTCTTACGCAAACCTAGAAACCTATAACTTTAGACCTGAATATCTTACATATCCCGACATAGCTGCTACATCCACGATTTAAATCATTCTCTACACTGAAATTAAGTCTTAGAAACGTAGAGGAAATTCAAATGAAAAAGTATTCGAAAATTCTAATCTTAGCTTTAATGGGATTTACTGGTACCGTAGCTATCGCAGCTGACTCGATTCCAATAGAAGCCACTGCTGCAGCTGAAGCGCAACAGGTTGCTTTAGAATATGGAGATGGTAAGGACCAAAAATCCGAATCATCTGATGAATAAAGTAAAGCCCTCAAATGAGGGCCTTATAATTATTTATTCCAACTTGGTGTGCAGGAGCTTTTCCATGAAAGCTCAAATTGCTTTGGATCCATCTGATTTTCTACAAGCACTATATTCTTTTCAAGCACAATGAAACGCTGGAAATCAATATCTGTGCCCCCTACTTCCTTATAGCTAACTTCCCCACAATCCCCGACTTGATTGCGGAACTTAGCTGAATCAGGATTGGGAATGAATTCTTTAGTGGCTTCTTTTGCAAATTCAAGCTGTTCTTTCTTGATTGTTTCTAGATCAGGTTGCTGACCGTTAGATTCTCTGTGTCCGCAACCCGCTAAAATCATAATAAAAAAGAATAAGCTTAAATTTTTCATAATATCCCCATGTATTAAGGGCGACACTTTACATTAATTTTCAATCTTATCTAACATCTAGGGAGAGTGGATTTGTAAAGTTATGTTTAACCATTTTAAGTATTTTTAAAATTCAACTTATATAGCCAGGTGAAACTTCCACTTATCAAAAAACCACCCCAAAGACGGTTCTTAGCTTCCTAACTTACTGACATACAAGATAAATAATAGTAGAAATAATTATTACGGCTAGGATGGAGACAAATATTTCTATTTTAGTCATAGCAGTTTTATTCTTAACGTGAACTGAATATCCTTTATAGCCCTATTGAGCGCTAATTAAACTAACCAAACATTACAAAACGATGAGGTGTTAAAAACCGCCTTAGTGGCGGTCTATGTAGCTCATGGTTTGAGGACGTAAAGGGTCGTCAGCAATAAAAACCTTCTTATCAATCTGATTTACAACCTCATCTAAAAGCTTTTCATCATTCGACTCGTATTTGATAACTGTTTCATCACTGATGGTTTCAACATTTACATGCACAACAGGTATCTGATCGATATCATCAAAACTTGGTTTCCCGTTTCGCAGCAAGCGCATCACTTTTACAGATTGTTTGGCGGTTTCCGCACACTGAGCCATTGCTTCATTTAATTCTTCGCAGCTCTGTTGCATTTTAGCAATACCCTTACGAAATTCTTGTAAAAGATCTTCTTTTGATAAAGTTTTTTCTAGCTTACTCATTTTCTCACCCGTGCAAAAAATCAGCTAATACAATATAACCATTTTCAAACTTATCCGTTGTTCCGATCAGCTCAACTTGAATATTATTGCCGTTAAAGTTTGTAGAGTGAGGAAATGTATCGTCTGAATATTTATGCGCGTATTGTGCCGTGTAGGCTGTTTGCTTTGCTGAATCTTCATCTAGTGCAGCAACAACCAATCCTACAAACTCATCATAATCAGGGTTATCATTGCGCGTAATTCGATACAGATTCATTATTTTCACCCATGCTTATCGAGTTGCAACCGCATATTCAAGCGCAGACATTTTATCAAGCTCATGATCACCAAAAGCTGTTACATAGCCCTTATATTCGCAATTATTATTATTTGGTACCTCAAACTTAAATTCAGCTTTTAGTACGCGACAAAGCTCACCAGCCTCTTTGTGGTGCTCTGAAACCACTCTAATGATAGCGCCCTGTATTTTCTCTTCTAAATTTTTCATATTCTCACCAATGCTTATAATTCTGCCAAAATTATAACATTGATAAAATGCTATAGCACTTAGAACAATATTAAATGGTGCCTTAAATGTCACAGTGGCTTAATAAAAAAACCCACAAGGATCATACTGCTGTTGCTCACACCAATGGTCGTGCCTTCAC